CGTTCTAGTTGGTTGCAAGAATATTTGTCCGTACAATATATTTTGATCAATTAAATCTGGTGTATTGTTTTTTTCATCCATAACAACTCGGAATGCATATAAACCTTGTTGTACACGTACCGATTCCATATATGGATTAACAATTGCCAAGAATCTATTTCGAGTTTCTACTGAATTTTGTTCGAATACCAAAAATCTTGTAGATGATGCAATAAACTTCTTAACTGCAATAAGTAATCGCCTAACATTGATTCGATCTAATGCACTTGGACGTGCTTGTAATGTCTTTTGTCCCCAAACTACAATACCGCCGTTTTGACCACCAAAATTAGCAATAGGATTAACGCGACCTTGATACAATGCATCTCTATCTGCTTGTGCTAATGATACTTTAGTTCCAATTGCAGAAACAACACCTCTACTTAAACCTGCAGGAGCAAACCACGGAGCTTGTGTTTTATCATTAAATGCAATTACATTTGGCAATAAAACTGATGGTGGTACAAATATTTGTGCACCTGTAGATGTATTTATTGTACTCAACCATGGCCAATATACTGCCGTATAATTAGTATCCAATGTTACTACTTGCTGTGTTACTGTTGTAATAGAATCATTGATTGCATTTGAATCCATTATGTAAAATGTGTCTTGACGAGTTTCACATAAATTTCTTGCTAATGAAGTAGCAGATGAATGCAAACTATCAATAAGACCTGGAGTTATAAGCAAATTCATATCATAATAATCAGTATTGCTCAATACTAAAAATGCCTTATTGTATGATTTAGTACCAGTAGATGTAGATGTTTGACAATCAAATCCGTAAGTGTTATTTGATGTAATATACTCTCCTCGGTATTTTGGTAAGTTTGGACGAGCTCCATCAAATCCACCTTGGAATGGCACCATAAATCTTCTGGTCGACAATTTAACATTGGTAATAAATGATGAATTCACCAATGCAGATTGCAATGATCCGGTATATGGTGTAATTGAATCTGGATAATTAGATGCAGTTGCTTGAAGTACATCACCTAAATAAAAGTCCGTTGAACTACCGGTAGTAGATCCTGATGACGGTACTGGTGCTAAATAATTCATATTAGTTGCAGCAGTATAATCAAATCCATGGAAACTTGTTCCCGAATACGATCCATTAACTAATTGCGTACTTCTATATGATGCCGCAGGCAATGACAAACTACCTGAAACTAATGGCGCCGGAGAATTTACTGCACGAAATCCAAATGGAATCAAAGTTTTGTCAATAATTTTATTTCTAACATCCTCAGATACTTCTACTCGTATAAAATTGTTGGTTGTAGGATAACTACCATTAAAAAATACTTGACCATTGTCATTAACGGTTTGATAGCTATCACCAATTACTCGAGCAATATATTTAGGAGAATCTGGATTCAAATCAACTTCCCACTCTTGAATAATATCTGGTTGCGTATCTGTATCTTGAGATGAATATGGCGATCCAGGAATTCCAGGAGTCAATGTATTAACTCGTCGAAGTTGAACTACAAATGTACCATATTGATCAGCAGGTCCTAATTCCGTACCGGTTCCTGATGTACCCGATGCTAATTTGATATCTTTAATTCCAACTTTAACTTCGTGGCTAACTGATGTACCATGTGATATTGTATGAAATTTAAATAAATCTGTTGTAGCATTTCCTACTAACTGCGATGTAATCCATGGAGTTGATGCTACATTGTAATCTTGCAAAAATTCATAATTACTAATAATTTGCAATGATGCAGTAACTTTAGTAATATCTGCAAATTCTTGCCAAAGCTTTTTAGCTTCATATTGTACATATACCGGATAATTTGATGATGCTGGGCTTGTACCTAATACTGTGCTAATATATTGATTTGATGAATCAACAATTGAACAAGAAATTCCTGTTGAAGTATTTGATAAAAATGAACCATCAAAACCAATAGCTGAATTTTGCGGTGCAGAATATGAACCAGAAATAACTAATGAAAAAGATCCATTATTTAATGAGGTATTGTATGTTACAGATGATGATTGAAACAATGGACCAGTTAAGCCAACTGTAGTTACTGGACGAGTTGGATGTAATATGTGTGATACTTTTTTAACTAAATTTAATCCAGAGCCTGATTCTACAACGATTGCTAATGCACCTCGATTTAAATAATAACCATCTTCATACAATATTCTTGTTACTGTAATTGTTTCACCATTCTTCAAATAATCTTCAACTAACATGGGTACATAATAATCATCTGCGGTATTTGTACCAAATATTTGATTATATTCTTGTACTGTTGATATCTGCGTTGGCACTAATGCCGGGCCTTTTACAGTTGGGCCAACAACTGCAGCACCAATGGTTCGTATACCTTGTGCTAAAAATGATTGATCGATCTCTCTGGTAAATACTCCAGGCGATACTATTCTTTCTGCCATTTATGTCTCCTAATGATTTTCTTATAAATATAGTTTTGCGTTTTCAAACCTTACGCAGTTGGCGTAAATGTTCCTTGTGCAATATTTATCTGTCCATCACCGTAACGATTGCGCATTTTTTCTAAAAGTTCTTCTTCTTGTTTGCGCAGATCCACAAATTGTTTCATGAATTTAGTTCGCTGTTCCGTTAATTGCTGTAATTGTTGTTGCAAAGAAAATTCTTCAATATACAAATTTCCTAAAGTTTGCGAGTTTGCAGAAAATGCATCTCGCAATGTTTGAATTTCATCTAAATGCTCTTTATCTAGTTTTCGAGTCATGGTAACCTTTTCTTGATATTATAATAAAATTATTACAATTATCCAAGCATTTCGATTTTAGATATATCAAGTGAAATTGTATCTATAGTAAGTATATCACCTTCTATAGTAAAATCTTCTCGTTTAGTAAGTGAAGTACCTCCAGGTACATTAGATAAATCTACGTTCAATCCGTGACATGCATCATCAACATACACGTTAATAATTAAATCAAATCCATCAACCGTGTCAATGGCAGTTATTCGTTTATCGAATATAAATTGTTTTAGTGTCAGTTTCATATAATTCCTATGTTATTATGTTTAATATAGCATACGGCAATGTATCAAATCCATTACCAGTACCATTAAATGTTAATGGGCCAGTATTAAAAGTTGTATCTAAACTTCCCACGTCATTGAGTTTAGCTACGTAATTGACCGCTGACCCATTATAACTTGTAAAGTTACTAGCAATGTAAGGTTTATTGTTTTTGTCTAAGCTAATGCCGCCTACGTTAATAGATGACCAACCGCTTGGTCCGGTACCTACTACAAATGAATTATCTCTGGATCCGTTCGAGTTTATCTTAACTAAACGGTTAGCAGTTGATCCAGAGTATGATGTAAATACTCCTGCTACTAGCAGTGAGTTGTTATTTAATAATTTTAAAGTGTAAATACCACCATTCTGGGTAGTACCTGGACTAAAGGATAAATCTCTAGTACCATCTGTGTTAATTTTAACAAGTCGGTTTACTGAAGATCCTGAATATGATGTAAAATCGCCACCTACAATAATCTCATCATCTGATTGAATAGCTATAGAGTATGCGGTGTTAGATAAGCCTGTTCCCGAATTATATGTTAAGTCTCTAGTACCATTAGTGTTTATTCTTGCTATTCTAGTTATGCCTGAGCCGCTATAGTTTGTCATATTGCCAACTATAATAAATTTACCATCACTTTGCATAGTAATTGCGTTTGGAGTTCCAGTAAATCCGGTACCAACATTAAACGTAGTATCTCGAGTCCCGTTGGTGTTTATTCTAACTATTCCTGAGCTGCTAGATCCGCTATATGTTGTAAAATTTCCTACAGCTACTATTTTACCATCTGACTGTATTTTAAAATCATATACGGCACCGTTAGGTCCCGCTCCTACGTTAAATGTTGTATCAAGAGTTCCACTTACGTTTAGTCTCGTAAGTCTATTAATAGCAGATCCAGAATATGATGTAAAATCTCCCCCAACAACAAGTTTTGCATCTGACTGTGTAACCATACAATAAACTGGGTTATTAAATCCAGCACCCATATTAAATGTGGTATCAATTGAACCAGTATTATCTAGTTTTATTATCCTATTGTATACAGGAGCAGTATATGTTGTAAAAGTGCCCCCTAAATATAATTTACTTCCGGATACAAGTGTAGTCCAAACACCAGCATTAAATCCTCGAGTAATTTGATTGTTAAATCCAATGCTACCCGTATTAAATGTTAAATCTATAGTGCCACTTGGTGATGTTTTTACAAATCGATTAACTGTAGATCCACTATATGTTGTAAAACTGTTTCCGACATATACATTTCCCGTAGAATCTAAAGATAATCCGTTTATTGCATTAACTGTAGCACTATTAATTCCTCCACTTCCTACATTATAAGAGGCATCTCGATTACCATTAGATAACATTCGAACTAAATTGGTTTGAACACTACCACTTACAGAAGTAAAAGCTCCGGCTGCTAATATTTTTTGATCGGGTTGTATTTTTATGGCATATACTGAACTGTTAATAACTCCTGGATTAAATGAAGTATCTAATGTGCCATTTGTATTTAATCGCATTAAACGAGTCACAGTTGAGCCGCTATATTGAGTTGCGCCATGGCCCATTATAATTTTACCGTCAGATTGAATGTCGACTGCATAACCAGCTAACGTTCCTGCGGTAAATCCAGTACCTACATTAAATGTAGTATCGCGTGTTCCATCGGTGTTTATTCGTACTGATCCTGTACCAGTAATTGATCCTGAATATGAAGTTAAGCTAGTTCCAAGTACAATGGCTTTATCATCACTTTGTATAGCAACAGCGTTACCTTGTTGGCCTAGTCCAACTCCAATATTATATGTTGTATCATAGGTTCCATTTGTGTTAAGTCTAACAATGCGATTTCTTGTTGATCCGCTATATGTCGTAAAAGCCCCTACAGCTACTATTTTACCATCTGATTGAAGCTTTAAATCGTATACGGCACTATTAAATCCAGTTCCGGCATTGAATGTAGTATCGCGAGTTCCGTCAATGTTTAGTCTTACAATGGATGGGGATGATGATCCTGAGTATGCTGAAAAAGTACCTCCCATTATTATTTTTCCATCGGATTGGGTAACCATACACAAAACCGAGTTATTAGCTCCAGCACTGCCCATATTAAATGATGTGTCTACCGAGCCAGATAGATCGGTGCGCAAGACTCTAGTATATACTGGTTGGCTGTAAGTT